GTACTGTCATAATAAACGATAGATCTATTAACAGCATTATCTATATTCACAGAATCAGCAGCACTCGCTCCCTGTGGGCCTTGAGTTGCCACCGTAATCACTGAACTATTGTTTTCATCAATAGTTACAGTATTTTTATTTGTTGTGATGTTGACTGAGGTCATGCTGTATATCCTTGACTCATGGAAATTGTACCTTCAATCCAATATTCTTTCAGCCCTGATCCGTTAGTCAATAAAACATCGTATTGATATTCATCTAAATAAAAATCAGCCGTTTGAGTATCAGTTACTTTCCATGTAAATGTTCCCCCTGCGGCACTGGTGACAGTGCAAGTAGCATCCGCAGCCTTAACCGTTCTTTCTTTATCCCAGATCTGACTTGCAATTGAATACCCTGTGAGATTGACCGCACTACCTCCTGAGTCTTTCAAAGTCACATCAACACTATGATCCGATCTCCTTTGGATCGTCATGTCGTACCTGCCAGGTGCTATTGCCATTAGACCTTTTACTTACATTGTAAGTATATCAAGATCACACAGGTTTATTAGGCCAAATGACATCTTCAGGATCAGATAATGTCGTTGGCAGATCTCTTAGGTCTTGTCTGTATTTTTTTTGAGCATCTGTCATCTTCCTATCTGACACAGCCCACCAATCTGTTTCTGCCAATAAATCATTGCGAGTTTTTCTTAAATCAATCCATTTTGCATCGAATCCAATGCTTTTAATTTCGGAAGCAACAAAAGTAGAATTTACATAACTATCTCCTACGTTTACAATATCTTCTGCAACAACGGCGATTGAACCTTTAGGTGGCGACCATATATTTACATCACCATTCCATTCCACGACACTTGTAACTTTCTCATTTTCAATAATTGCATAACGAGCCATAGGTCTGAAATCCTTAGTTTCAACTTTAGCTAATTGGAACCCAATACTAACTCGATCACATTCACTGCCTACACAATGCCAAAAATAAGGTTTAGTACCTGTAGCAGTAAAACGTCTTATGGTGATTCCCTTGTCATCATAGTCAGTAACAATCTTCCCATCTTTGTAATACCTGAAGAATGATTTTCCTTTCTCAGACGTATGACTTATATAAATTCGATCAGTAGGACTATCGTGATTCGTATGCCAACTCATATAACCAGTATTGGGATAATAAAAAGTTCCACTACACCCAACATATAAATCAGGAAACAATTCTTTCATTATTTTCTCTATTTCTTTTGCAGGTTTATCTACGGAAACTCTTGAAAGATTATTATTTTTACTTTTAGCAATCTCATAATCTATAAGAGAAAACAAACTTTCTTCAGATACGTTCGTTTCCCATTCTGGAACGTATTTTGCCTCGGATTTCTCTTTTATTTCGTTTAAGTAAGGTTCAATTATTTCCTCTATTGGCTTAACTATTTCAGAAGGAAAAGGATTACGAATCACCACTGGAAAACAACTACAAAACCTGCACCTCCCGCATTGCCAGAACCTGTTGATTGGTTAGGCCCAAGGATACCTGCTCCACCTTTTCCATAATCCAGCGAAGTAAACTCTGGAAGATTGGTATTTGTATAACCTGTAACAGCACCATTTATCCCTGCTGTACCTTCCCACCCTAAAAGTTCGTTACTACATGCACCTGCTGTCCCACCTGCTGTATCTTGATTTTCGCCAGCATAATTTGATCCACCTCCACCTCCAGCCGTACATGTTGCTCCTGTCCCTGCAGGATCAACAGAAGAGGCTCCTCCAGCAGCACCATTTCCAGTAGAGGCTGCTCCTCCTGCTCCTACTGTGATGTTAGCATTTGCCCCTAATTCAGTCGAATTATAAAACTTAATTGCTGTAGCACCAGTTCCACCTTGCCCAGTACGAGCATGTTTAGTGGAATCATCATAATTTGATCTAGCTCCACCACTTGAGCCTCCGCCTCCAATAAGTATGAAAAGAAAACCTGATCTGGCAGTTGAAGGAGTAAATGTTGCACTCGTTGTGAATGTAGTCACCTCTGCGCCTAAATTAGTAACAGCCCAACTAAGCGCACTTCCATCTGTCACTAACGCTTTACCACTATTACCTGATTGATCAGGGAGTAAAGCTGCTATTCCTGCTGCGGCTGTTGTAGCTCCAGTACCTCCATTGGCAATATCTGTTACGCCTAAAGATTTAAAAAGAGTAGTACTTAAAGAACCAACTTCAACCCAAGATTGATTTGTTGAATTTCTTATTTTTAAAACTGCTGGATCAGAAGATGTATCAAGCCACTGCATAAATGCAGCCTTAGTTGATGGTTCACTATTTCCACTATTTAAAGTTTGAAGAGCTTCAAGGTTGTCATTAATATCAATCCTTGCTTGAGGAAAGGTGACATTTTCTAAGCGTTCTGAATTAGCTCCTCCCGTTGGGTTTGCTTGTGGCATTAAATGGCCCTCCCGAATCCTGTCACAGTGTACATAAATGCTGTATCTACATTACTCCCATTATTGAATGTTGCGGTAAATCCTGTTCTACTCAAGCTAGAGACACTTACAAATAAATTTGAACTAGAAGAATTAGGAGTGATCTGAACTTGTGGGGTATCATAAAAAGCCTTTTCAAAAGTTACGTTATAAACTCCAGTCGAGGCAGAAGTATTAGCAGCAACAGAATCACTATCTGTTCTTTGTAAAAGATCTAATGTCGCACCAAGATCACTAATTGTTACTTTTGCATCTGTATTAGTGGAAGTAATAACAGCTTTAACTTGAACACCTCTTGCCCTAATAATCGCAGCTTCAAACTCTGCCCAATCTCCCCATGTAGGAGAGGAACTTGGATTATCAGATGTTGTTCTTACATATAAATCAACGTTTGCTTCATCAACAACATCTCCATCAAATTTACCTGAAGCAGCATCAAACTGACCACTTCTTGAATCCCATGCTATACCCGTAGCTGCAATCGAATTACTAATAACTTCTTTCCTTAAAACAGCATCATATTGAACTCCAGAATGTCCAAAATCGAAGGTACTAGCAAACGTATATTCTCCTTCTTCATCTCCATCTGCATAAAAAGGATCATGGTATCCAGAAGAAACATAGGGATTCGGTGTTAGGACTAAATTGTTACCCGAAACAGCTAATCCGCTATTAACTTTTCCTCCCGAAAAAGCAGTTTCTTCACTCCATGTTTTGACATTTAATCGTCTTGTTGTTTCAGGTAATGTTGTAATAAAAGAAGCAGGATTTGTTGATTTATTACCTAAATAATCTTGTGCTTTAACAAAATATGTTCCAGCCAATAAAGGAACTTGTTTTTGAGTAGAAGCACCAGAAACACCATCAACAATCTTGTTACTTGTTAGCCAACTAGCACCTGAAGTTCTAGGGTCATGCCTAATAATAATTCGACCACCTAATTTAACATCTAACTGAGGTACTTCTTTCCAAGAAAGTACAGCTAATGTTTCAGATATAGGAACCATTGATAATCCCGTTATTTGATCTGGATTCCCTTGCACCCCTCTAACGTCATATTCACCTGTAGCGGAAGTACTATAAAGAAGTCCACTAGAACTCAAGCTAGAGACTTGAACTGAATACACTCCTTTTTTTACATCCATTAAATCTATCGTTGTCCCATTAATAACTTCTGTAGTAAAATTATCATCTTCATGTCTCCATTTAACTCGGTAACGATCTACTCCATCTACACTTGTCCAATGGAATGTAACTTTCACTGCAATCTTGCCATTTAATTCATATTGAAGTTCTTTAGTTGTTGTACCGTCATAACGTGGAACATCTAAAACTTGAACATTTGTAGGAGCAGCAGGAATAACATTTAAGTTTGTAGTATCTCTTGCAACTAAAGACATTCCATCTTCAATGTGTGCATATTTACTAGGGTTATGGTAAACAGCTTCAATTGTATAAAGAAAATCATCTTCTTCTTTAATACTTAAAACTCTCCACAACGAAGTCTGAATATCTGTGCTTTCAATAATCCAAATACTATTTGCATCAGGAACAGCTTGAAAATTACTAGCAATATTGACAACACCTGTTCCTTGAACATAATTACTATCCCAGTAATTACCATCGCAATACCCAGCAATACCAGTAATTTCATGCCCACCGTCAAACGTACCATCAGGCAACACGACTCCTATTGTCGGGGCAGTACCAAGAGAAATATTTTCTATTTCTGCACCACTATCTACCCCGACAGAATTAATCGTTGCAGATGTAATCCTTCCAGCTCTTCTTGCTCCAGCTTTTAAAGGATCAGCAACAGAAATAATATTCCCAGGTTTTAACAACTGAGCCGTTACCAAAGTAGAAGTAAAAGCAATAACTTCACCATATTTTTCTTCATATAAAAGCCACTTACCTAATCTGTTTGCTTGCGCTCTACTGGTACAAGCAAAAGCACTAACACTCTTTTTCACAACCCCCCTCTTCGCTATTTCACCTGCATCTTTTACAACCTCATAAGCTTTATCTTTTAAGACCAAATCTAGGTAAGCAACAACAACAACTGTTGGTTTGTTTTTATTACTTGCATTTGTATAAGAGAACCCTTCTTCCGTTACATTGCTTTGATTAAAGTTATAAATAGGATCAGCAGGTGCATCTTGAGCAATTGTTAAACTTCCGTCTTCCCAAAAGCCTTGACTTCTCATTACAGAAAGAAGTTGATTTATTACGTCAAAAGCTTCATCCGTTGAACTAATTGTTGCATTGCAACTGAATCTTGCTTCCTTTGTTGTAACTCCATCAAGTGTATATTCGACCTCTTCATTAGCATATTTACTCGCACGAAAAAACGCCCATTTGTCTAATTGTGAACTATCAAAATGATCTCCAAGACCAAATCTAGTATTTAGCATCAACGCATATAACAGCCAAGAAGGGCATGATGTCCATACAGCAGCTTGAAAAGTTCCATCCCATACAAAGTTCGTTGGATAGATTATCCTTCCCGTATCACTATCAACTGTAACTCCAGTTGGTATCTGTACTTTTAAACCTTTAATATCATATTTTCTAGTAGGAATTGAACTGAATTGTTGTGCATCCAGTCTTACTCCAATTAACGCTGTATTAGGATAATTTTGAGTATCAAATTTAACAGCAGTGTAATTACTCCAAGTAAAAGAATTAGACAATAAAGAATCTTTACTGTCATCAGTTACCCTTGTAACTTTTACGGTATAAGTTGAATTTTCTCCTATCTCACCTGCGTCTTTCTTAAAACGTATTTCATATTGCCGATTATAAGGATCGGCTGTTCTCCCCCTAATCGTGTCATCAACAACTTCATCGTAAGCTGTTTCACTTCCTGTTGATATATTTGTATATTTAACAGCTATTTTTAATCGAACTTCTGTTCCTAATGTATCTCCATTTTCATTATTTATTCTCTGCAATGCAGGGATCGTAATTGTAACTCTAACGGCATCAACATCTGTATCAGTAATTGTTCTTACTACAGGAAATTCTTTAGTAACTGGAGTTCCAACAGTGGTTGCGGATAAAACTGCCGTAGATGATTCTAAAGGAATATAAGATTGGGTTGCAGTACCAGTTCTTTCATATAAATCAACATCTTTAAAATTATAAGTTCCATCTGCATTTTGTAATGCTGTATCGTTAAAAAAAACAGACTGAAAACCATTAGCAAGACCTTCTATTGGCCCCTCTGCTATGACCTCAGTTATATTTGCAAATTCTCTACTATCTAAACTATCCCGATCAGTACGTGGAGTTCTATCTGAACCACCACCCCCTTTACCACCACCTCCTGCACCAATGATTGTTGTTGTCATCTTACATCCACCTGTACGGTATCAATACCTGCGCTGACGACAACGCTTCCCGTTATTGTACGACCTAAAACAATAGGCACAGGAACCCCAGCAGAACTTGTATTAGTAATACCACTAAAATTAAAATTGGTTCGTGGATCTTCAGTCTCTTTAGGGATTTTATCTTCAGGAGCTAAAAGGCCAGCAATACCAGAGAGAACCAATAAAAAACCAATATTTCCCAAAGCTGCCCACCCAAATCCACCTGATGCAAATAAAGTACTAATTCCTGTAGTAACACCTTTTTCAGCAACAAAACCAGTAAGACCAGGAGCAGCCAGTCCACCTGACGAAAGAACAATACCAACTAAAACAACACCTAAAATAATCCTTTCTGAATTTCCACCAGCTCCAGCAATCACAGGTGTAATCAATATATCTTCCTTCCCAATTGGATCACGTATTTGATCAACTCCTATTGATGTATCCCCTACACATACAACATATTCTCTTTCTGCCATGTGACGATCTAATCCTGCAAAATTAGCAACTAACATCTTAACGCTCTCTGCTACATCAGCTACATCAGCTACAATTTCTTTCCTGCCTGTAAATTCAGCCAGTTCCCCATATAGCTTTACTGTTCTCATGTCTTAAACGTTTACCTGTACTTGATTGTAACCAATCTCCATAGCAATCTCTACAACTCAAACGATTTTGAAGATGATGCAATACATTTCCATCTCCTAAATACACCGCACAATGATTTAACCCTGGTGATCCAATTGACATTAATAATAAATCACCTTTCATTAGTTTCTCATCTTTTAACAACCTAAATCCTGTTGCTTCATACGCTCCATCAAACATCGGTGCTTTGATGAACTGCTCTGGATCGTCAGGTCTATCCCAGTCTCTTAACTCTAATCCTTCCTGTTTGTACCAGTCTCGTGCGAGAGTCCAACAATCCTGCACCGCCCAAACCCATTGCCTCGATAACAAGGGTGAGGTATAAGCTCCAGAAGGATTGTATGTACTCCATTTCTCCATTCTAGGATTAACGATATACCACGGAATTTTGCCTTTACTAGCAGCAACTTTATCTGCCTCAGATGGATCAGGTGCTGATATGGGGTGACTGTGAATAATAGCCAGTATCTCCCCACGTTCTTCTGCTCTTGCATAATCAATTGGAGAAATCTGAAACATCTGTTCAGGATATTTTGCAACATTTTCACAAGGCCAATATTTTTTCTTTCCCTTAACTAACAACAAAAGGCCACAAGACTCCTTTGGATCAGCTTCTTTAGCTGCTTGTAAAGCTGTATATTTCCAATTAATAACTGAACGTACCGATACCAGGGAAGTCATCAGGCAATATCTGTCGTTTTGGCAATCTTACTCCAACCAAATCAAACGCACTACACATTTCGTATGAAATAACATCTCTATTTTCCATTGATTTTCTATCTATAAAATAAATATCTCTTGGCCTGAAATAACTGGTTGGATCGGCATCACTATTAGTTCCACCAGTAAAATTCACAGCATCTAAATACTTAGAAAGTGTGCGAGTTCTTGTTACTTTGCAACCTTCTAAAGTTCTAGTATTTCGAGGTAAAGCATTGCCATCATCATCAACATTTAACAGTGCCAATATTGTCGTAAACGTACCATTAAGGTTCGCTACTGAGATATTAGGTCTAGGTAAAGAACCTTTACCCGTAGCCTCATACCCATCTGCTTTTATAGGTATTGCTGTATAAGTATTACCTTGCCAAACAATATTATTGCCTAATTCATTTTTTGTATTTGTAAATCTATAAACAGTAGTTGTTCCATGTTGAGCATTATTCAATTCAAAATCAAACAACTCAACAACTGTTTTACCATCAGCATCCTGTAGGGTCTTTTGTAAATTAAAACTGCCATCACCTTCTGCGTAATCAGCAACCCAATAATTAACAACGCAATACAGCATTGGTTTATGCAGTTACAGCTTTAATAACAGCGAAACGAATAACGATTGCTTCGCTTAATGCTCCTGCTGAAATATTGGTAACAGTAATCAAAGCCGAACCTGCTGCTGCCTGAGCATTTAAAACATACTTACCTGCTGTACCACCAGAGGAATGATTTAAAACAACAACATCAGTTGCCGCAATCGTTGTATTTGTAAGGGTAAAAGAAACAAGAGTATCAGCCGCTAATGCAGCGTTATTCATTGTGATTGTTCCACACTTTTTACTTAAAGTGACTCCAGTCGATTTTGAAGTAGCTTGCGTTACAGCTCCACCTTCACCAGTAATATAACCAGCTTTATCAGTGTTTAAATTTGTAAAATTAGCATCAACTTCTGTATGAGTTAATGGTGAGCCTTTCCCAGCCCTAGTGACAATCGTACTCATGTTTCAAAAACCTGCCTGAATGATGCAGTTATATTAACTCTATTTGGATATGGTATCTCTTTTTGCCAACTATCACATACCCATTTATAAGAAGTCGTCGTATCAGGAGGAGTCCAAGTAAAACTTGCTCCATCTTCTGCCCTTGCATCTAAAAACGCTTCAATCGTATCTGCATTAGTAGTAGTCAAATAATTAAACTGTAGATCCCATTTCTTTGGATTTTGATTTAGCCCTACCACAACTCTGAGTTCATATCCATCACCCATACTGCTAACACGGGTTTTAGGACTACTCGATTTACTGATCGTAAAACTTGGTGAGATGCTAGGGAAAGTTGCCATGATTAGATTTAACTAAGTATTCCTCCAGGTCGTTTTTGTCTTGCTATCTCAGCTTGAACTGCTGTTGAAAGCATCTTACCTAACATCTTAGCTTGAGTATCTTGCCCTTCGACACTGGTTCCTTTTGCATCAACTGAGATATTAACAACCGTGTCACCACTACCACCAGCTACCTCAACTCCAAGTCTTCCTCCCTTGCCACGTTTTAGGGGCATTATGGCTTCTGGCCCTACCTCAGACATCAGGCCAACTCCATTGGCAAATGGGAAGAGTGTAGGTCTGTTGACTATGCCTCCCTTATAGAACGGAACAATGCCATTTCTGCCGTAAACATTCCCTAAAGCGTTTTCTTTCAGACTTTCTTTGAAATCTCGATATGGCGCAAAGAAATTTCTTACAGCAGATCCACGATCTATCGTCGATATTCCAAACGAACCTGCTGGTAAATCACTACCACTTGGAATACCAGTTCCGAAAGTTCTATCTATTCCAAACGAACCATAAGGCAAAGCACTACCACTTGGAATACCAGTCATCTTGGTTGCATTTGCTCCTAGAGAAGCATTACTCATCTTATTTTTTCCAAACCAACCACCACCACCAAGACTATTCATAAAACCACTGATCACATTAAACATCATCATCTTTACAATCATCCTTGCTATATCAGAAATAACAGAAAGAGCAAATTCTCTAAATTTAAACTTTCCTGTCGTTACAAAATTAGTTAAAGCATCTTCCATGCCCTTAAACGCATTAACGAATACGTCTTGAAGATGTTTACCACCTTTCCCTAGTTCAGCTATATATTTGTCTAAATCTTCCCATTTCTGTGTCTCTGGTGGTTTTGCATCTTTAAACGCTTTAGCTTCTGCCTCTTTTGCAGCCTTAACAATCTCCATTCTTTTCTCAATAGCTGCCTTATACATATCAATTTGTGTCTGAAGTCTTGCTCTTAATCTTTCATTCGATTCACCTTTCAATTCCTTCTCTAATTCTGCAACTTTGATCCTTGCATCTTTTAAAGGCATTTTACCCTTTTCTATTTGATCTACTGTCCTTTGCCATTGTCTACCAAAATGCCATGCTGCTACACCAGCCGCAGCTATGGCTGTTGCTCCGAGAATAAATATATTCTTTTTCATAGCCGTATTCAAAAGAACCATCTTTCCAGTTGTTGCTGCAGTTGCAGCAGCAAAAGCCTCCATAGCAAGTTTCGCTAAACCCAAACCTTTAATGAAAGATGTCAGAGGAACTACAACTAACGCATTAGTAAACGCAACTAAAGCCTGACCATTAGCAATTCCTAATGTCGTGATAAAAGTACCAAGAACAACAATAACTTTCCCTAAATGATCAGTTATGGCAACTAAAGCACCAGAAACAACTTTTAAGACAGAACCAGTAATTTCTGCAAGTCTCGTTAAAGCAGGAACAAGGCTAGTAAGAATCTCAGCACCTATAACTTGCAAATCAGCACCAATAGGCTGCAAAGCTGTACCAACAGCCAACTTCACTTTATTCCAAGCTATCTGGGATCTAACACCTGCCTCAACACTTGCTGCTCCAATTTTTTCAGCTACATCTCCATACTTATCTCCTAATTTTAATACAAATTGCCAAAGTTTATCTAAACCAATCGCACCATCTTTTAATCCCTTTTGTAACTCTTTTGTCGTCATATTATTCGCTTCTGCGAATAAAGTAACAGCCGCTGGGAACCGTTCCCCCAACTGGCCTGACAGCTCTTCCGCAGACACACGCCCCTTCGAAAATATCTGAACCATCGCTGTTACCGCAGCCTTCGTATCTTCTGTCGAACCACCTGTAGCTTTTATCGCTGCACTAATATTTTCAAACGCAACTCCCGCATTGTGGATGTTACCTCCAGCACCAATTACAGCAGCACTTAAACGTGTCATTCCCCGTGCTGCCAACTCTTGTGGCACGTTAAATCGTTCAGTTACTCCAGCAGCAGTACTTAAAGCAATCGCATAAGCCTCTTTAGAAGCAATTGCGTCTCCTTCTACTTTGGTGGCAGCTTCTAATGCAATTTTTGATTTCTCAATCATTGCGGTGTAATTAGCTGATTCAGCACCAAAACCAGCAATAGGCTGAAGGATTTGACTTGCAACTAATCCACCAGTCACAGCTCCTTGAGCCATGTCACCACCTGGCCTTAAAGCTTCAACACCAGCACCTAAAGTTGAACCTAAGAAACCAGCAGGCCCACCAAAGAAACTTGCACCAAGAATCGACTGGGCTGTTCTACCAATATTTCTGCCACT